TCCCCCAGGTCCCCCAAGTCCTTCCACCAACCACTACTTCCCCCCAAGTCCTTCCACCAAGCCCTGAAGTTCCCCAGGTCCTTCCACCAACCACTACTTCCCCCCAAAACCTTCCACCAACCCCTCAAGTTTCCCAAGTCCTTGCTTCAACCACTGCTTCTTCCCAAGATCCTCAAGTCCCCCAAGTCCTTCCACCAACCACTGCTTCTCCCCAAGATCCCCAAGTCGCCCAAGACCTTCCAGACCCCCAAGACCTTCCTCCTTCTTCCCCTCTCCCCGAAGTCCTTCCTTCTCCGCCACCGACCCCCGCTCCACAAGAACTTCAAACCACCGAGCCGGTTGCTCCTTTGGCGTCTGACCCAGTAGCACAGGTGCCTTTAGCTAAAGGCGCACTCAAAAACAAAGTAGTGACGAAAAAAACGACCAAAACACCAAAGAAGACTTTACCATGAGTTCTGATTCTGATCCCGAGGACGAGATATCTATGATACTGGCGCCTCGCCGCATAAAGAAACCACGATTCATGGCCCCTGTTTCCCTCATTACACCACTCCTTGTTCCGGAAACCGACCCTCAGGAACTCTTGGAAGAAGAACCCTCAGAATATGCTCAAATTTTTACAAATAAAAAATTAGTATTTCTTCCACCCCCTCCTCAACCGTCTCCTCCACCTCCTCTTCCTCCCGCGGAAGCCAAGTCGGCTCCAATATTTCTTACAAGATCACAGAGCCTTGTGTTGGGTCGGATGTCTGATGTTTACACAGAGGGAGGAAGGCCTGTTTTCGTAATAACCGGTCGCGCGGGCGTGGGAAAGAGCTTTTTGATAGAAAGGTTTTGTGCGAAATTCGGCCTGACTCCATGTATCGTCGATCCATTGGATATGTCGGGCGTGGAGAAAATCGTAACCACTCTGGCCCGGGTGTGCTTGTCCAAAACGTTTGTCGGCAAACCCGCTCTAGTGTTTGATGGAATCGATACCGAGATACATTTCGAATCTGAAAAGGACACGGCAGTTGTAGATCTGCCACAAGGCTGCGAAAAGATCAAAGTCAAGGGCGGTCCCAAGCTTCCCAAATGGCCCAAGAACTTTCCTCGCTTGATCAAAACATTTGCCCAGCATTTTTTGACTGTACTCAAGGTTCCCATAATATGCACCTACAACGAATGGTCGAGTAGTATCATGGAGTTGGAGAATAATGTTGCGTGTTGCACAAAATACACTGTATATCCTCCAAATTTCGGAGAAATGCAGCAAATATGGCCGGTTGTCACGACCAGACCGAAAATATTACTGGACTGTTGCCATATGTCTGACGGAGACATCCGGCAATACCAATACAACATCTTGTTTTGCAACTCTTCTCAACGCTTTACTTTGCCGGACGGAGTCAACTTTGATGGAACCGTCTTCCAACAACTAAACCGCTTGCTATTCTGCAAACGAAACCCTGTAGCGTTGCCTCCGAATCACAATACACTGCCACTATTCCATACAAACTATGCTTGCGCAGTTGCCACCAGATCGTCCTCCACGCGTTCTGGTTTATGGAAAATGGAATTGACTGAAACTGTTGCATCTATTTTATCAGATATAGACATTCTGGAATGGCATAGCGACGGACTCAATCAAACGATCGGCACCGAACTGTTATTGGAGGGCATACGCCAGGTTAGAAGAGGCATGGTTTCTGAGAATGATATGTTTTTTGAAAAAGTTCCCTTCCTTGAAAAAAACCAGCATGGGGGCAATGCCAGAGCAACATGTATGCCAGTTACAGACTATCTACTTACCCGCAAACAAAAAGAAAATGTTCCGGATCAACTACTAACTCTCGATTTATAAAAATGCGTTTTATTATTTTTTCTTTTTTTGTGTATCTTGTTAAATAAAACCCCCCTTACTTTATGTCATCTGGTCAGACCTTAAATGTAGCACCTATTTCCCAGACCAAGGCCCCAGTCCCTATCCAGCCTTTTGCTCAGAAATGTTCGTCCTTTGTTTCCAAAAACAGCAAAACAATAATCCTCATCGGAATCGTTCTAGTAGTTGTCTATTTTTACATTAAACGCAAAAAGTCCATCGCCGTTGGAACTGGGTTCAATGTTTCTCGGCCCCAGGCTCAGCCCCAGGCGCAGCCCCAGCCCCAGCTGCAACCCCAGAGACAAGCATCTGTAGCGCCAAGAAACACTGCTGCTGATGTCACAGATCCCAACTTTACTCCATTGTCATAATTACCATGTGACCATGTGCTTTGTTTTGCGAGCTCTTGAATCTTGTTGAATAATAAGAAAATAACATGGATAGCGCTGGCATGACTACTACGTCACTCCCAGACATCCTTAAGAAGATATCGAGCATGGCGGGTCCTGTTAAAGCAAGCGCCGCTCTGGCATCGCCCCCTGCCCCCGCCCCCGGCCCCGGCCCCTCCCCCTCGCCACAACATTCTAAAGTATCACCATACGGTTTCCTAAAAAAGAATGCTATTTGGATTTTCTTGATTATTATTGTACTGATTGGTCTTTTTTTTAACGCGCGAGTAGGAAACTTAAAACTATAAATAAAAAGAATAATGGGCAGCTCTGCGTACGTAATCTTGATTGCAATCGTTTATTTAATTTTATTGGTATTTGCATGGGATTTCTTTGTATCTGAATCTATTCAGGATTGGACTCAGGAACATTGTGCCAAAAAAGAAATATCAATACTGACTGCAAACGTGCACTTTCTACCAAATTTATTTACCAAAAAAAACAAGGCCAAGAGAATGGCCAAAGAGTTCGAAACCACTGGCGCAGACGTGGTGTGTCTTCAAGAGTGTTGGCATGTCGCTGGTTTCAACGCGATCGCATCTTTACTTCCCAGCCATAAATATGTTCTTTCTCCGAGCACAGATCCATGCTTGGTTGCCTCCGGGCTTGTGGTTTTGTCAAAACTTCCCGTTAGGTTGATAGAGTTTATTCCATTCCGAACAGTCACTACACTGGACAAGTTTTGCAGAAAAGGAATAATGGTTTTTTTAGTGGACAAGAAATTGACAATACTACATTCTCATTTTCCGTACGACATGTACAACCCATACGAACAAGACGAAACATCTGCGATCGAACAGCTTGCCGCTGCAGTTCATCGCTACGGCAAATGTGTGGTTACCGGAGATCTAAACATCAAATGGCATTCAGAGTCCTACAGAAAGCTTTTGCACAAAACTGGATTGACAGAACCCCAAAACATATTCTCCACAGAGTTTCATGTCACCACAACGCCATTCGAAATCGTAGATTATGTTTTCTGTAAAAACGTGACTTGTTCCGAAAAAAAAGTAGTGGAATTGATATCCACTAAACTCTCAGATCACAACGCTTTGTTTGCAAGACTTAAAATTATGGACTATTAAAAAAAAAAGAAAGAAATGGATTTAATTTGGATTCTTGTTTGTATTGTATTGATTGTCTCTGGATGTTTGGTTGCGGTGATCTTGCTCCGCTGTAAAGAAGACCATGGCAAAGACGATGAATTCCGGGACCGGGTCCGGGTCCTAGAAAAATCGGGCAATTTCGAAAACAACAAGATTTCGCTGATCTACAGCAAAATAGGAGAACCCATGATACCCATTCTCATAGCAGGGAAGAAAACATATGTCGTATTCGATACTGGAAGCTCGGCTTTTTGGATTGTCGGCAATTGCGTCGGAAGCTGTGCGTACAATTCTTCCGATCTTCCCGGGATCAATTTAACGGTCGATGAAAGTAAACTAAAACCCACTAGCTTAGCCAATATACCTTCGTGTCAGGAGAATGTGTGCTCGTATGGATCGTGTGGCTGTTCTGCTGGTCCGGAATGCCCCTCGACATGCGAAGCTGGTAGTGGGTGCAGTATTTCAGTCAAACCATATGCTGCAACAATCGGTATCGGTGGCGCCGAAATTTGCGCTGCGGTGGCTATCGGTTCTGAGTCAGGCTCCGGCAATGCTTCTTCGTGCGGCGGGGTTCTTGGAATCATGGGCGCGGGCGATTTCACAACTTCCAGCTCGGACACTGAAAACTTTTTCTACAATTATTTCATGCACACCAAGGTCCTGAACTTCAGTTTTAGATTCGGACTTACCGAGTCATCTAAAATCGACATGTCGGCGACCCTGAGCGACACAAACACAGACGGGTTGTCGTGGATGAAACGATATCGATACAATGGCATGCCATATGTTATTGTTCGGTTGATCAAGGTCAGAAACAATGAAAAAACCGTGATTGCAGATTACACCAACAGCTCCAAGATGGTTATTCTGGACACCGGGACTTCCATGGGCGGATCGTTTTGCTCCGACGTCCGTAACGATATCGGATCTTCGATCTCCCAAGGCCAAGACGTGGAGTTTGTGTTTGAGGGGGTAGATGCCGAGGTGAGCTGGCCGATGAAAGGATCTCAGTACGTCATCAACCAAGCTGCGCTTCCAAGGCTTGTCGGCGGAAACGACAACCTCTACCTGTGCGAGTCGTGTCAACCCGACTTCCGGAGCGGATGGAGTTTGTTGGGAAATTTGTTCTTTAGTCTCAAACGTGTCTTGGTGGACTTTGAGAATCCCAGGGTCGGAGTCCAGGTTTTGTCTGCCCCCAAGTCTCATGCCTCTACTGGATTTTTAATGTACCAGCCTGGCGAAATGAGGCCCGCCAAACAACCTACTTGGAAGAGAACTCCCAAGATTCCGCAGACCTTGGGTGCCCAACGCCATCTACCGGACATGCGACTCGACAAGCGTGTTTCGTTCCAATGCTGAAAAAAAACATATAGCAAAAAACAAATGAGTGAAGATCTAAAGCTATATGTGATTGTTGTTTTGTCCAATCCTCGCATGTTTGCAAGACGTTATCAGCTATTCGACGAGTTTATTGATCGACTTAGAACGTTCAAAGGAATCAGCGTTCTCATATCAGAGATGACGTTTGGCAATCGACCTCCTCATTACACTCGATCCAATTCCGTGCACGTCAGCTCGAAACAGGAACTATGGGTCAAGGAAAACCTCATCAACATCGGCGTCAGGAATCTCCCCAAGACATGGAAGTATCTGGCGTGGATAGATGCGGATATCGAGTTTATCAACAAAGATTGGGTTTCTGAGACCATACATGCACTGCAGCATTATCCAATCGTTCAGTTGTTTCAGAATGCAATAGATATGGATCCCAAACTAGGGATCCATCAAATTCATCATGGGTTTGGTCATGGAATCCTGAATGGTAAAAACCTGTGTGAATTTTACTGCGGATTCATTCATCCGGGATATGCATGGGCCATGACCAGAGAAGCGTACGATGCTACAGGGGGGTTGGTAGATTTCGCCATTCTGGGAGCGGCGGATCACCATATGGCATGTGCTGTTATTGGACAGGTCGAGCATAGCTTTCCTTCCGGAATAGACGAAAGATACAAGAAAAGATTATTGCACTATCAGGAGAGATGGGCCAGGTTTGGGAGAAAGATAGGCCACATCAATGGCATTATCGTGCATCATTGGCACGGTAGGAAATCAGATAGAAAGTATGCTGAAAGATGGAACATTTTAATCAAGCACAAGTACAACCCGGAAAAACATCTCATGTATGATTCGCAGGGATTGATTCAGTTGGCAGACGACACCCACGAACTGCAAAAAGGAATCTCCCAGTACTTTGTACAAAGAAACGAGGACGTAAACTCGGTGAGTTAAACTCGGTGAGTTAAACTCGGTGAGTTAACCCAAGAGCAGTCCGAGGACAAGTATCAGCATCAGCATCATTGTCGCCACAACCAGAATAAGTAAAGATGCACCACTCTTTTTTTTACAGCCTCTCGTAATTTTCTTAAAATCGTATTCGTTTATCCTACCAGCAATAAACGTGTCGTAATTGGCGGGGAGTTTATCAGAATGAACCACGTGCTCTAGAATGTCGTTCGGAGCGCCCAATGCGCCAACCATCATTTTCTCCACCGCCGAGGATGGCAAGAATGTTTCTAGATCCACGCCCAATAAACGCCTTGCCTGTCTGTCTTCGTCAGTGATGAATGAATTTTTCGGATCGATACCGGTGTTGAGGATTCCAAACAAGGCTGGTATGAGACACATTGTGTTTTGCTCGAGCTCAGACCCCGCAAGGAAGCGCTCCATTTTGAAGTGTCCACCATCCCCCCATTTTTCTCCCCAAGAGTTTGCAAGTATCCAGTATTTGACCATTCTCCCATCCTGAATCTCCTCTCCCCACCCCCTGATCACAACCGCATGTCCCATTCTCGAGTCGTTGGAGTTGCCATGTGGAATGTCGTAAATGCCCTTGCCGCTGAAAAAAGAAAAGTCGTCGTATATTAGAAACCCTGCCGCTATGGGACCCCATTTGTAGATCTCCATCTGGATTGCCTTTTCCATCTTGGATTGCTCGGGATAGGTCGGGCATCGGTAGGCCCGCAGCGCCCGATAATACCGTTGCGCCTTTCTATTGTCTAAACACTGGTCAAAATCAGACCCAGCCACGCTTTCGCACATAGGGATCGAAGCTACCGAGCTCGCTGCCGTTACCAATTCGTCTGGTATGCACTTTTCCGTCGGAGCTCCATATATAAACATAAACTTTCCCACATTGTAGAGGGAATTATAAAGAGAATCGATTCCGCGTTGTCTTTGTTGTTTTTCCATAATTGTGTAGCTGCCGATCGATCCGGCGTTTTCTGCCACAACCATTTCCAGTGTAGAGTTTGTGACCATACACATGACGCTGTCCGACAAGGACAAGTCTTGGTGCACGTCGCCAAGAGACAAGATGGAATATCTGTCGGATAACATTGTCGATGCTGCGGCCGCCCAGCAAACTGGATAATTTCGTTGATCTTTGATAGAACTCAGATACTTTTTCCAAACGCGGCGTCCGTCGAATTGCTTTGGAAAAGTCATACTCTCTGAAATATAGGTCGGGAGCGTGCCAACAAGAAACTTGTCAAAATGCTCGCGAACTTCTGGAAAATTAATTAATTTAGTACCAAACATTGTTGTTATTTATTAAAACTGCGCTTAAAATTAGGAATTAGTAATTAGGAATTAGTAATTAAGAATTAGTAATTAGGAATTAGTAATTAGGAATTAGAGCTACTAGTTACTGTAGGCAAGACCTCCCAAACCTTCTTTAAATCGAATCAAGTTGAAACTACGAGCAAAGACGTACAAAGCAACTTGTCCGCAGCAAGATCCGGAACTCTTGGAAAACAGCTCGGGCTGGAGTTGAAGTTGCATGTCGACATTGTCGATTCGGGAAAAGTTGAGGGAACCGGAAGGCTGGGCAGTCTCGGGCTCGGCGGCAAAGGAGTAATTGTAGACAAAAGATTTAGGGGTGTTGGTGTGGTGTTGCCAAGGAATACACAATCGGAAATACTTGGCTTCTCGGTCATATCGGGCCAAGTTGTTGATTCGGAGGATGGCACGGAGGATGGGGTCACGGTTTTGGTACCCGGAATAGTTAAAGGTATTGTTGGCTTCCGCTTGGCACTTGCGTTGCACCGCCCACATCATTTCGAGAGTGGGGTGATTGAAATTGATAGTGGCATGAATTTGAGCAGAGGTAGAGACTGTGTCAAACATTTGAACTTGGGTAATGAGCTGTTGGAACGAACCAACCGCGAAACGATCACGTTCCTCCATATCCAAATAGACATAGGTGGTCTGAAGGAAGGCATTCACATCCTGAGAAGTAATGGGCAATCCATCCGAAACCTTGAGAACCTTGACGTCCGGGCTCGAGACCTGGATAAGTTTTTCCAGGCGGGCAAACGCAGCATGAACCTGCATGTTGTGGAATTGCAGACTGATCAGAGGAAGTGCGTTTCCAGAGTGACGAGTGTAGTAGAAAGGCAAAGGAACATACAATCTGCGAGAGTGCTGAGAATCAGCGACCAATTGAGCCACAGTGTAACGCTTTCCAATCATCTCTTCCAATCGCTTACCGGGAAGACCGGACAACTCCTCCCACATATGCAAGTAGTGAGAATAGACCGTGTCGATGATTTGTCCACCGATAGAGAAGGAAACGCGCGACAACGCAGCAAATCCAATCTCGTTCACCCAGTGAGCGTATGCGCCAGTAAGACCAGAGCAAGCATCCTGAGAAATCTCGCCGTCCAGACTAGTGATCGACTCAGAGTCATCGAAAAGATCGTCGTCCAGGTCGGTCGCAGAAATATCAGTGCTCATTCCGGATCCATCGGAACAAGGATTACAAGGGTTGGAAGAAGGAAATCTCTGAACTCCAGAACTAGACTCGCCAGAACCAGTCGCCACACCAACGATACCCGGAATGTCAATCAAGATGTACTGCCAGTAAATCAAATCACCTGTTCGGTTGAGGGTCACAGAGACTTCGGTTCCGAAGCTAGTTTGACCGGTGAACTGCTGCAACACTGATTCCAAAGCAAAGTTAGTGCATTTCTGAACACGCATGCGCCACAGAGTCACCTCCGGGTTGGCAGTCAATGCGGTATCACACGCACCCAAAGCAATCAGTTGCACAAGGGTAGAGCCGGTCGTGGCCGAAGTTGTACTGCCGGTATCTAAATTTCCAAAAGACATTTTTCCTTTTGTTTTTAAAAAAAATAATTTTTTTTTCGGTCGCTGAGTGTCAAGTCAACAATAAATGACACCCCCACCAAACATCGGCTATATTTTTTATGTTGTGTATTTAAAAGGATAAAACCCCATACCCATGCCTCTTGCCGGAAAAACAATTGCCAGCGTGATTCTAGCTTGTCTCGCCATAGCCCTGATCGCGGTGACTATCTATCTTGCAGTTACAAACAACGACTGCTCGAGCAAAACTGGATCTGGAACTACCACTACCACTGCCTCCCCCTCCTCCTCCTCCTCCTCCGCCTCCGCCTCCTCCTCCACAGCAGCTTCCAGAGACCTTCAACCAAAAGGCTTGCTTGGATCTATTCCGAGCACCACTGCCCAAGCATTTGATACCATGAACAGCTCCAATCCAGTGGGGCTTTTGTTTTACAGCGAAAGTTGCGGATACTGTGTCAAGATGGCACCCGAAGTCGAAAAAGCGGCATCTCAACTCAAAGGCCAAATCGACATCTACAAGATTTCAGTGTCCCAAGCTGGGTCCCTCATGCAAAAGTACAAGGTGAGCGGAGTCCCCTCTTTGGTCAAGGTGTGGCCCCAGTCAGGACAATTCCAGCATTTCAGCGGAGCTAGGACTGCTGCAGACATTTTCGCATTCCTGAAACCCAGTTCCAGTCCCAGTTCCAAAGTGGCAAAGTTGGACGACGCACTCTTCCAGCAAGTTGTTTTAAGTCTGCCGTGCATCCTGATGGTGTGGTCCGCGTCGTGTCCCGAGAGCACTTCTGCCATCCCTGCGTTCGAGACGGCATCGACCCAATCAGACATTCCATTTTTCGAACTGGAAGCCAGTGTTGGACAAATTTTTCTTCAGAACTACCAAATTTCTCAATTCCCAACAATTCTTACTTTTAATCCAACAGTCCGAAATGTTACGCCCTATGTAATGACCGCTCCCATCAGTGCCCAATCGATCGCTGATTTTGCACAAACGGCTAAACAGTAACGCACTTGGCGAGATTCCGCGGCTTGTCTGGGTTAATCGACCGATCATGTGCCATTGCGAGCGCAAGATATTGAAAAAATATGGGCACCACAATCATCAGCTCCATCTGGGTTTCCATCGGAAGACACAGTTGTTGTTTACATAGCGGTTCTTCTTCTTCTTCCTCGGGGATTCCAGAAGTAATGAGCATCGGAACCGCTCCGCGCGCCTTTAATTCAGAAGAGGTCGTTCTCATGGATTCTGAAAGCTGTAGAATAATTACCGGCATACCTCGTTGAACGAGCGCGATGGAACCGTGTTTGAGAGAGGATCCAGTCAGCGCCTCCGCATGAACGTACGATACTTCTTTGATCTTGAGAGCCGCTTCCATGCAAACAATATGAAAGGGCGCATTACCAATAATAAACAGATCTTGTCTTAAATTTAGATATTTACTCCACTTTATACTTGTTTCTTTTAGTGTAGGTAACAAGTCTCTGATCTTGTCCGGAAGACATCCCAGTATTTGTATTTGTGTTTGCTGTGTTTCAAACCACTCTGAAAATAATATCAAGACAATTTGCTGGGCTGTGAACGTCTTGGTAGCGGCAACCGCCGTTTCTCGTCCTGCATTTGTCAGTACGCAGCATGTTGTTTCGCGATCTATTACCGACCCAGGAACATTCACAATACCGATTGTGAAGAAACCCCCAAGATGCGACCGAAGAACATGAACGAGGTCGAATGTTTCTCCAGACTGCGACACCAAAACAAACCCGGTTTCAATGCCCGCCGGTATGTGATCGGCTGTGAATTCCCCTGCGTCGATGGCCTGCACGGTCTGAAAGATTGCTTTCTTTCTGAGAAAGTGTGCGGCTGCCATACAAGCATGAAACGAGGATCCGCATCCCAAAAAAATAATGTGCTTAAACCCCATTATCTGGAGTTTGTACCTCTCGAGGCCCAGAGATCCAAGAGAATTCCGTATGGTCTGAGGTTGTTCGGCGATTTCCATCTCCATAAATGTACTAAACTCAGTTGCTCCGATCCGAGCGGATGATCTTGGGGTCACTGCATCGAATGGTAGAAAGGATTCCAACGGTTGTTGGAGTTCAGAAGAGGTTGTGCGGACGAAGAAGGCGTCATCGCAGATGCTTATCTCGCCACAGAAAGAATCGGGTGCCTGGAAAAATCGCTGGCAGTATTGATCAAACACGCTTTGTTCCGAACCGATGAAAACATGGTCTTTGTTGATTCCTAAAAGCAGAGGACTCCCGTTTCTGGCAATGTACATTTTGGTGGGCGATGTGGCATCCAGCATAACAATTGCCCAGGTGCCAGTGCATTTTGCGAGCACTTTCTTGAAAACGCTTAGAGTACAAGCCTCCTTTCCAGAATACAGCATCATGAGCTGGGCCACGACTTCTGTGTCGGTGTCTGTTTTGTGGGCGATTCCAGATCTGCTGCGGAGATCTTTATGATTGGTAATGATACCATTGTGGACGACCGCAAACCGACCATCTGCGCTAACAATGGGATGGGCGTTTTGCTCTGTTGCCTGACCATGCGTTGCCCAACGTGTGTGCGAGACTACCATATGACTCTCTGCCAGAGATCCGATTTTTTGTGACCAATTCTCGAACGCATTGGGGGATCCTGATTTTATAATCTGCAACTTGTTGACGTCAAAGACACATGCAGAACCAACAGAATCGTATCCTCTATTGAGTACGCCCTCCACGCCTGTCCGAACAAACGACTGCAGATTTTTTTTTTCTAAACTTGCAACCGCAGCTATTCCGCACATTTTTTTAATTCATATAAAGATAGATTTATTTACAATAACAGTTTCAGTAACAGGCATGTCTTCCTCGACTAGTTGGCCGTGCATTGTCATGGTTTTAATCTTTGGAGAATCCTCCTCGAAATGTAGAGTGACTTTTTTAAGAAATGCATGTTTTCCACCAAGTTGTGTTACGGCAACTGCGGACCCGTCCCCACTCCTTCCTACGTTTATGGGTTTTGAAGAAAATCGCTCGAGTCGAATCACATACCAACCAGGCGTCTCTACACTTTCTTGAGATTTATAACAATAAACAAATGTCTTTTCCAATACAGTTAACTCGTCTCGGATGGAGAGCTTTCCTTGTTCCTTTTTCTTCCTTTGCGTTTCTGGATCGTAATCCAACCAATATACATTAAGTGGTTTACGTGGTTTAGGAGTAGGTTTTAACTCGAATACAACGACGTTTTTGTTTGTGGTTTTTTCCACATAAAATAAAAAGTCTCTAGAATTCTTCGCAACATCGTCCATAAAGTCGGACAAATCCTTTCTGGGATCCATGTTATTTTTATTTATCAAAACATTGCTTCTGAAAACCCACAAAAACAAACACACACACCCCCCACCCCCTTACTTCTCATTGTACTTTTCAAAAACATGCGGGCTTTTGTCCCCGAGTATCTCAGAAAACAAGTCCAAGTCTGCGTTACTCACCCCAAAAACCTTTTCGGTGCATAAAAACAAAGCAATCTCTTTGGATATGATGTCCTCTTCTGTAGTACCGAGATAATTCACATGCTTTAGAATATCGCGTCTGATAAAGTACGCATCTCCCAGACTCTGAGCGCAGATCATTCCGCGAAGGGGCTGGGGATTTCCAGGTTGGAGAAACGGAGAAACTACCGGAAGCCTTGTGGCTACCATGGATTCGACTGTTTCCGGAATCAAAAAACAATTCATGTTGCAGGAAAAGTAATGCGAGCTGTG